TGGCCGAATGCGCCAATGAGGTCGTTGAACGCGCCCAGGTCGTCGTTGATGAGCATCTGCCGGCTGAAGGAAACGCCGCGGCCGTAGGTGGCCAGGCTGTAGGTTTCCTTCTGATCGGCCATTAGCCCGACCGTGATCTGCGCGCCCTCGGCGACCTTCAGGAAGGTCGGCGCTTCGCCCAGCCGGACGCGGGTCATCGATTTGAAGTCAGGAGTTGTGCTCGGTTTACACCAAATCCTGTACGTCGGCGCCGCCGCGTTGTACTTGTTCAGTAGCTGCTTGCGTGCCGTGTTTTCCAGCACGGCCGCGAAATCGGCGGTCACCTGCATGGCCATGGTCGCCACGTCGCCCATCGGGATCGGGCCGCGGATCCCCTTTTGCAACCTCACCGACTCTTCGGCGATCTGCTTGATGCTCAGGCGAAGGAAGGGATTGTCCCTGTCTTCCTTCTGCTCCTTGGGGTTCATCATCCCGAAGACAGCCGCACCCATCAGTTCGCGCCGCGTATCCACTTCATCGCGACCGTAAGAAATGTAGCCGCGCTCGTCCTGAGTCATTGCGATATGGCCAGGTTGGGTATTGAGTTGCTTCTCGCAAATGTCCCCCTTCCACTCGAGAGCGAGTTTGCGGAACTGGTTGAGGTCCGTTTTCTCCCTGATGTGTTTGTTCGCAAACTCATCCGTAAGACCGAGGACCTTCCGGGTCTTAAGGATCTGGAGTACACGATCCAGCTCCGCGATTGCCCCAGCCGCCTCCGCGGCCTTTAGTTGCTCGGTCACGATCGACCGGGCGGTAACGGTGGTTGATTCCTCTTCGGCACGGGTTTGAGTCGTGCCCGTATCTTTTTCTTTGTCAGGCATGTTCACTTCCTCCATTTGGGCACTGGCCCGTGGTTGTACTGCAATGCCGCGCTCTTCTGCGGATAAAGTCGTTGTGGCCCAATCGGCCGGGATGGGGGCAACCGAGAGCTCAAAGGGTTGCCACTTTTTGGCAAGCCTCACCTCCACGCCGTTTTCCTGAATCTTTTCCTCTCTCAGGATTTGGACACCCATCGAAAACTTGGTGACGATCCCATCCTTGATGTCTCCCCAAAGGTCGGCGACGTCGGCGCGCTTGGAAAATCGCAGTGTGGCCTTACTGTCGGTGCCTTCCTGCCAGGCTTTCTCAACCTTGCCCTTCTGGGATGCGCTACCGTCCCAGGAGCTGTGGTTGTCGAGCACCGGAGCGCCATTATTCAGGAGACTAAAATCCCCACCCTTCGGCGCAAATCGCAAGACGTATTTCTCCCCGGTCCACCAATCCACGCGCGGAACATCGATGCCGGAAAAAAAGAGAATATCTACCGTCCGGTTTGCGTCGTTGATCGAACTTGGACTCACCCCCTGATCGGCGAGGAATTCACAGCCTCTCATCCTCTCCCTGCGATCGTTCTCACTGAGCTGCGGTTTGGTCGGCGGCATCTTTTGTTCCTCCTCCTGAATCGGTTGTACTTTTGGCGAACGTCACGCCGGCGGCATCGAGGCGAGACTTCCAAGCCGTGATTTCTGCGATCTGAGTCTCCGGGTCATTGCCCTGTTCCCCGATGAGTTGCGGCCAGGTCTTTTTGCCGGTCTGCAATTCGGCGCGATCCGCCTCAGCCTCGGCTCCGCGGTCGAGCAGATCAAACGGAGGCGGGTCCCAGCTGACCGCATAATTCGGCTCCGGGATCTGGCCCATAACCCACAACTTATCCACGAATCTCTTCCAAATCGGATCCAGCACCTGGGGGATGAACCAGTTCCAGCGGTACTCTTCAATCGCGTCGCGGAAGGCGAGCAGGCCGCCGCGATAGCTCGAGTAGTTCACGGCCTCCAGGTTATCGTCGAGCACGACATAAGGGATATCCAGGCCCGCGGCAACCTCGCGCAACTCGGTTTTCTTATAGGATGCATAATCGCTTGAGGGAGTCGGATCGAGGAATTTTACATCCGTGCCTGGAGCCCCATAAACGAACATGCCCGGCCTAAATTCTTCGACCTTTTTACCGTCGGCATCGACGACAATACTTCCGAGAGTGGCGCCTTCAGTTCCTTCCGATTGTGTAACCACCCCAGCGAGACAGGCCTCAATTTTGCTACGCAAGAGTTTTGCATCGGCATACTCATCTATGTCGCGCAATTTACCAATCACCGCCGCAAAGCGGGTTACGGAACGCACATCTCCAGGTCGATCGATCTCGGCGTGGTGCAGGATATATTCAGCCGGAATGAACTTGCTCGTGAATGCACCTCGAAAGTTAGTCTGGGTAACTTCTCCAGGATGATTACCGAAAAGCCAATAGCCCTTGATGCGGCCAATCGGATCAAACTCAACACCCTGAATGATATAACCGCCCGGCCCCGTCTGCAGTGTCTTGGATTCGTCGATGTAGTCGGCCTCGAGGATCTGCAGCTGCAGCGGTACGGCCAGGCCATCTTCGGGACGGCGGTCCCAGAGGCGAACCAGCACCTCCCCGGATTCATAGCAGGTCGATACGATCAGCTTTTCGGCGGCATAGAAATTGATCCTGTGATCGGAGCAGCACTGGGGCACAAACCAATTCCAGTACTGCATGATGGTCCGGTTGACCGCCTCGCTGCCCGTATTCGGTCGCGGGGTGATTCCTGTTCCCACAACCCGCTTCGCCCACTCCCGTTTCGCCTTGCGCCCATAGGCGTTGTTGCGGCAGAGATCGCGGGCGTTGGCGCGCAACCTGGAACTCCCAACCCCGATCTCCGCATTGCCTGATGCGTTGGTTGTATTCCACCCGCCTTGTCGGCGCGCGGGTCGGATGCCTTCATAGGAGAGCACCGCCTCGGATAGCATGCGCGCACGAGTCCGCTTGAGTCCCGCCTGTGGCGACACCCATGAGACTGCCTTATCCAGCCAGTTCATTTAATCCTTGGTGAAACTCGCGTAGGTGCAGCGTGTGACGCCGGCGGTTGAACCGGCAAGGGTCTTCTGGATCGTTTCGCGGGCCTTGAGCAGTTCGTCGATGCTTCGATACTGCACATCGCGATCCGAGAACTTGACGCGCAGCGCTCCGCTCGCGATTGCGCGTTCAATCGCCGTCAGGTCTGAAGTTGTCCAGGACATTTAGAACCCTACCTCTATTCCAGGATCGATGCTTGCTGGTGGTTGTGGCGGGAGAGATGCGTTTTTTGTAATCTGCGCTGAATAATCCACGAGTTGCTGAAGTTTCACTTTCAGCCGCTCGATGTTGACCTCGGCGTCTTTTGAATCAATATCCACACGACACACCACCCTGGAGGATGGATTATTCCTAGGGTCAATCAAATCGGCCCATTTTCTCAGCGCTCGGGCTATTTTGTTTCTCATCGAATGCGCCTCGCTGCGGCATCAATCCGCGATCCCCAAAACATTATGGCTACAACTAACAGCGCAGCTTTCCACGATGGGACATTGACCTGGAGAATGCTGGCGAGAATAATAACCAGAACAGCACCACCAATTTGAGCTGTCCAATATCTTTTCATCGATTAAACCAGCCTCGGACCCTAAACTTTGGGACGCTTGAAATGATAAGTAGACTCGTTAAAGGCATGAGTGAGTACGGACACGAGTTCCCATCCATCGGCACCATATGGATTAAGGTCGGCTCGTTCCCCCGCAATAAAGGCGAGATATTCCCACCTTACCGGGCCGGCCGCCGAGATACCGACAGGGATGATCTCGTCATTCGAGATAGTGGCCACGCGGGTATAAATTTCCTGAGTCGCAGCCTCGCCGATGTTTTGTGTTTCCAATTTCTTTTCTTTGACCATGTTTATCTCCCAAACCAACCTCGGCCTCTGTCGCCGAAATATGAAGATTGACCGCGGATCTCGTCGAGGCCGACACCAGGCCTCGCCCCTTCGCTGGGCACCGGGGCTGCCGGGATAGGCTGACGGCGCGGCGCCGCGCCCATCTGCTGTTCAAAGGCTTCCCAGTGCTTACCCTGCATTCGGTCTAACCCCTTATCCCATGCGGCCGCGCGCGCATAGACGCGACAGTCCAGGGCCTCGTTGCGCGCTCGAGTCGGCTGCCATTCCGTTTTGGTCCGCCTCGTCCGCCGGTTGATGTGACTGACGAGCTGCTCGGCGCAGACCTGCTTAAAGTGTTCGTCTCCGTAATTTCCTCCGATCGGGAAATGGCAATAGCCTGGCGGATATGTCCAGCCCTGTCCGAGCTCCTCTTCGGTCGGCGGCCGCTTCTTGAGATCGGCATAGAGTTCAGCTTTGAAAAATGAGACATTTATGGTCCGAATCTTCAGGCCGGCTTTGATCTTGTGACCGCTGATCGTGACGTCCACCGGAGAGGGCTGGCCGACAGGAAGAATCCCCTTGTCCGTCCCTTTGATCGCGACCACCTGGCTCGATGGCTGCGTTCGGATCCAGGCGTATACGTCGTTCGTCGTCGTGCCGTCCCCGGAGTCGACAAACATACGGGCAATCGGGATCTCCGCACCGCTCGATGTCAAATAGGTCCCGGATCTGAAGACTTCCAATTTCTGCCAGACTGCGGACTCGGATGTCTTCCCCTCGAAGATCTGGTAATCCACGGACCAAGAGTGGCGGCCCCGTG